GCCCTTCATATTCACTTAAGCGGATTGTAGCCCATAGCGCCGATCCCCTGGCCAAACGAGCCAAGTGCCGCCAGCGCATTCCCCGCGCCGCCCTGATAGCTGGTACCCATAGATGTGCCGGAAACGTTGGTCGTCCCGAAGCCCGCCGGTATCGCCGCGGCGGTGCCAGTGAGTGCGCCAAATTGCGACAGCGGAAACTGCAATCCCGCCAAATACTGCTCGTATGCCGCGTCCAGCTCCGCCTGCTCTGGCGCCCTTGCTGCGGATCCTGCTGTGAGCTGCGCCCCGAGGCCAGCGAGCTGAGACTGCAAGCCCGCACCGGCGGTCGACGCCATCTGGCCAGCCGCCTGCATGCGAAGCGCGTCTTCCGCTGCTGCACGCTGCGTGCCGTACTGCAAGCCCTGCTGCTGCAATCCCGCCAAAGTTTGGCCCATGCGGGCGTCGTATTCGCCTGCGCGCTCGCCTTGGAACACGTCGCGACGAGTGTTGCCGAATGCGCCGGCGCCAGTGATCTGGCCCTGCTCTGCGACGATGTCCTTGCCGCGCTGCCGCTCCATAAGCGCCAGCGTCGGGTCGATGACGCCCTGAGTAAACTGGTTTTGGTATTGCGCGATCTGCGCCGCCTGATCTTGCGGTGTGCGACCAGCGAGGCCAGCGTAAACGTCGCCGGCGGCGCCGTAAGCGTCAGCGCCAGTATCGAGCCCGCCATAACCCTGTATTGCTCCACGCTCCAAGTCGGTCATCCCGGCCACACGCTGACCCTCATATGGCGTGAACTCGGCAGTGCCGATCTCGGTGCCCTTCGGAATTACGACGTTCCGCAGGAAGTCTTCTTGGAACTGAGGCATCGTCGCCTCGGTGGTGTTGTCGATGATTTCCGTGGTCTTGGTTGTGCTGCCCATCTTATAGCTCCATCTCGTAGTGGACGTAGGTCTTCTTGAAGAAACCACACTTGTCCAAGTATTTCTCAAACCCGAGGCGTCCGTCCGCCTCAATCCCGCTCAGCTCTGCTTTACGCGCTAACTCCACAATCGCCTCCAGAGCCTCTTGCATCCACTCAGCAATTCGAGAGCCACCCAAGTGCTCAATAAATAGAGTTTGACGCATGGGGTGCTGCATGACCGCAGTGCTGAACGCAGCGACAGGCTCACCCGCAATATAAACGATCCACATAACGGACCGTCTTTCTCGAAGGTTTGCCAAAACGCGCTCCACAGGGACATTTCTCTCGTCTCTTTCTATACTGGCGGCCAGAAACGGCATGCCGATCTCAATTCCGTGGTCGATGTCCTCTGCAACGGCAGGAATGACCTCAACATTGTCTTGATGCAACTTTACCACGTTATCCATATTTACGCCAGCCTCACCCATGTAACCTCGTGATCGACAGAGTTGACGACGGAATGCCGGGAACTGGCGACGCCGCTGCCGTGTGGTTCAAAAACCCCTGAGTGCTGTCCACCATGAAATTGACCTCAAGATAGTCGCCGGCGCTCACTTCAAAAATTTGTGTGCGCGACACCACGAGCGTTGCGTTGTTCTGGTGTAGCGCAGTGGTCATCGCCCCATTAGTGGCTGCAATTCCATTCACGCTGGGCCAAAAATAAAAGTGAACTGTGCTGCTCGATGTGGATGAGATCTGCGCTGAGAATGACAAGACGTATTCTCCGCCCTCCTCGAATACGATCCGCGACGCAGGAGTGCCCTGAGTGATACCCTCGTTGCCGACGGGCGCGTCATAGGTCAACTTATATGCAGTGTTTGCTGAGGCCGCAGTGACGTCCGCCGTCTTAATAAAATTTGCGTGACCATCTTCCAGCACAATCTGACGCCACTCGCCATTTTTAGACACGACAGGATATCCCTCAGCCTCGTCCCAGAGAAGCGTGCCGTTCTCAACCGCCGCTGCGCCGGATGGCTTAAAGACGAGCTGTGTTAAAGCCCGCCTCGTCCATGTAGAGAATGTCCGCGCCCAGTCGAATATGTCGGGTCCGACGCTGGGTGGAATTGGAGACGTCATCTCTTGCCGCCCGCAACTGCGTCGACGCGCATGACACCCACCCGCCAGTCAGCGAGGCGCGCGCCCTCGACGCGCATTCGAGCCTGACGACCAGAGAAGCGAACAGACGTCGGGTTTGCCATAGCAAACGGCCCGTGAGACGTCTCCGACCCGTTGGGATATAGACGCGTTTTGAACGTGGCTGAAACGTCGCCCTGCGTCAGCTCATCTGGGATCAGTCTGGTGACTTTGACTAAGTTGTCGCCTGAGCCAATTGAGAACGGCCCAGTCTCCGCAAACACTGTGGCGCCATCGTAGTTTAGGCCGACCTCGTGCTCATACATCGTACCCCCCGGAGACATCATCAGTGGGTATCTAAAAACTCCGCGGTCAACGCCGCATGTGCGTGACAGCTCACCTGTAGCCCAGTAGCCCTGCTTGTAATCAAAGCTAACGTAGCGATCAATTTCGTTTGAGTTAGAGCTACAGTAAAACCACCAGACTTCTCCCTGCTGGCCTAAAGATGCACTCCAGCACTTACTAATCTGCGAGCGATTTATGTCCCCGAATATGTAGTCTTTTACGTCACACTCAAGCTCTTGGACGTTGGACCCGTTGTAGAAGAAGAACGACTTGTGGCCCATCCAGAATGTCCCGACGTCCACACTAGAAACAGCCTTTCTGGAAGCCAGACCCGACGCCGTACTAATCCTCTCAGTCGAATACACAAATGGCGCCCCGACATATGTCATGCGGTGCGTATCTAAGTCAGTGAATATTAAAGTCTGACCACGCCCGCGCTGTGCCGCCATGATTTGTCCGGCTGTTTGCAGTATCTGAGAGCCGGCCTGATTTGTGCTTGATGGCGTCCATGTGGTGATGTCTTCTTGGTCGGACCACTGGACAACCCTCGGGTCTCCGCCCGCCCCAAGGCAGAACAAAAAGCGCTCCTCACTTACAATTACTCCAAGGTTATTGGTGGGCGCATTGGGTATTACTGTAGCCGCTGTCGCCGTGTTTCCAGTCCACTGGTATGCCCTGCCGTCGTCTACGCTGCACGCGACAAGGTAGTTTCCAAAGTTATCTAGAGACCATGTGGTCGCCTCTTGGTAATTGCCGGTGTCTGGCCTCTCTGTGCCGTAGAAAGACGTCCCATAGGTTGAATACCCATAGCCAGTGTTGATAGCCGCGTCTTGAGTTCCGGCGGTTAAGCCTGCCGGTGTTATGGTGTAGACAGTGCCGGCAGAGTTTGTGACGTACAAATTGTTATAAGTCCCCATAGCCGCCCAGCGAGAGCCATTGCTATCCTGCCACGCGTGCATGCTGCGAGCTTTTTCTGATACCGCACTTGCAGTGCGTTCACGCCAACCACCCACCGGACGCAAGGATGAGCCGAGCCAGCGGACGAGGTTACCATCCCGCCAGCGACCTGCGGCTTCGTATTCTGTGCCGTTCCGATACATTCCCGCAGGAATTTTAAGCGGTATTAGTGCCATCAGGATGTCGCTCCGTAAATTGTGCCGTTGTTTGTGAGCGTGGCTGTCCCAGAGATAGCAGCGCCGCCTGCGCCCGCTCCCGACCCAGCACCTGGTAGACCCCAACCACCTCCGCTGACTGTCGTGTTGCTCGCCTCAAGTATAGACCCGCCCTCTCCGCCCGGATTTAGTCCGCCAGTGCCGCCTATCAGCGTCCTATTTCCAGATGAAAGCACGCCGCAGGGAGTGCTGACGGTTCCAGATGCCGTGCAATTCCCGAGCGTGGCATTGCCAGATCCCGCGGAGGCGCCCTGCCTGCCTCCAGCGCCCCTAACACCAGAGCCGGTGACAACACACGACAGTGGGATAGGGTAAGGCGTGCCTTCGCAACTGACGCTAACAGAGCTGCTGATACCTTGCGAGAACGTGTACGATCCACCAGCCGCGCCAGCTTGCCCCGGAGCCGCTTGGCCAGCACCACCGCCGCCTTGGTCGCCACCTCCGCCGCCTCCACCGCCAGCTATAAATGCGCCAGAGTTATTGGTTATGGATACGGTGTCGCTTGTGGTGACCTGCAACGCCGGTCCGCCATCAGACCCAGCGCCACCGCCTTGGCCCGTGATGTTGCCGCTATTGACGATTGTAAGGCCGCCGGGGAAGCTGCCGGCGACAACAGCCCCGCCTGTCGATGTGCTGTTAGAGTATAGAGTGGTGCCCGCGTTGATGTTGGCCACCAAGGGGGTCTGACCGTCCCAGCCATCCGACACTGCGAGCGCGCGGATGTCTGCGCTCTGAGTGTCGCTGGATATGCTGAAAGAGTATTGATTGGAGGCGCCGTAGAAGTCGCCAACGCTAATTTCTCCAGACGCCGGGACACCAGAGGTGCCGGCCGGAACAAACGACCCGCCGCTGTAATACTCTGACAGGCTGACCGGGTTAGTGCCGCCAAACTCTGACTGTATTTCGGATAACTTTATTGCTCCAGATGTCTGTAGAGCCATCACGCATCTCCAAACGCGGTCACGTCACCCTCAGCCGTTAAGGCGCCAGTGCTGGTCAGTTTAAGCCGCGCTGTTCCGTTATGAGAAAACACCAAGTCACTTCCGCTTTGCGCTATCGTCCACCCCCCGAGGCCAACAGCCCCAGTGAATGTCGGACTGGCAATAGGCGCCTTGGCGTCTATCTGCGTCTGAATGGCGGAGGTTACGCCGTCGCAGTAGTTGATCTCAG